CTTTCGTGTCCATGATTTAACTATGGGCACGAAGTTGGAGCTATCCGGTCGTACTAAGTACTACTGGAATACTAGCCCGACGCTGCCTGTGCACTATGACCATTTGTCCATTACGGACGAAGGCAAGGTGTACAAGCGCGAGGCCCTCATTCCTAAGGAAGAGGACCTCTTAAACGTGGGGTTTTCCCGCATTCAGCTTAAGCGCATTGTGCTTAGTCTCGAGTTACTCGTGACGAACACTGCGCGCCAAAAGCCTAAGCGGGCGCCCCGTAAAGAGCGCAAGTTGGACTGGTTCTATCGTCGTCTTCACAAACGGCGTAGAAACAAGAAACACTTGCGCGACGGGGGCTCTGATCGTAGGCATCCGAAGCAACCTCATGTTGCCCGGTAACCTACTGTATCATCCCTTGTTATCAACTATAACAATCAATCAGAGACCAAACTATGATCACTGATCCTGTGACTCTCGGTATATCCGGGAATCAGACTGTTTTTAACATGTCTGAGCTGGGACCTGGTGCTCGCACTACGCGAGTCCAGGCGACAGACGAAACGGCCGGCGCCGTCACGATCCAAGAAGCAAAACTGACTATATCACATAGTCAGGCTAGCAACAAGGGTCGAACGCGCTCGCTGTTTCGACTTGACTGCAACCACAACCTGTCCGCGGCCATCTCAAATGGCTTCGCAGGGGATGCAGGCGAGTCCGCAGCCTATCTCGTGCTGGATACACCTGAGGCGAAAGCCCCGGGAGGTTCCCAGCGTGGTGATGTGGCACTTTGGTTGCTCGCGCGTCTACTCGGTTTTCTCTCCGAGAACGCGACGGGCGCACCCGACTTCGACTTCTCGTCAAACGAGAATGTCTTGAAGTTTGTAGCGAAAGAGCCCTAGCACAGTGCTGGGTTCTTCCGTGAACAGGGTGAAGCATGCCTGATGGGCATGTAAACCAAAATCCTGAGAGTGTCTAATAACAGGGTCCAGTAGATCATCTTCCTACCCCTTTATGGGGAGAAAGACAATGAACAAAGTACAGCGATTAAGCAATACTTCGTTAAGCCTTTATTTAAGGCTCTACGAGGACTTAGTGTTAGACATAGC